AAACAATAACTTCTCCGAAGTATATGGAGATATTAGTGTTTTACAAGCTACTGCTGGTATTGGTGGAAGTGGATTGTCATTTGATAGTGGTGGTATTCGTTTTGAAGGATCTACTGCAGATTCACATGAAACATTACTTCTAGCTGCAGATCCTACATCAGATAATACACTACTATTGCCGGACAGTTCAGGTACGATAGCAACAGTATCTCGTATTACACAGATTGTCGATAGTGCTTATGTATCATTTATTACAGGTACAGCATTTGATTCAGCATCAACTATTACATTAATAAGAAATAATTCGGTCGACTCTGCTCACGCATTATTACTCATTGATAGTGCTTATATTCAGTTTAGACAAATTGCATCTACATTTGATTCGAATGAAGTAACAGATATTGTTGATAGTAGTTACGTAAAAGCATTCGCTGATAGTGCACACATAAAAGGATTTATCGATTCAAGTCATGTTCGTTCAGTAGTTAATCTTCTTGATTCTGCTGCCGTATTATCAATTGCAGATTCATCACAGCTCGACTCATCCGATATTATACAGATGATTGACTCATCCTATACTCAAACACGAGTAGACATAGTTAATCTAAGGAACTACACAGTAGCACAAGTTCCAAATACTCCACCGCATGGTACTTTGATATTCTGTACCAATGGAAATTCTGGTGCGGAATGCCTCGCTGTTTATGATAGTGACGGAGATAGCGCCGGAAGTCCAGGATTTTTTAGACGTATTGCACTTGGTGCAAAGATAAGTACATAAGGATTAGAAAATGCCAGCAGTTATTACAGATGCCCTCAAACGACAAATTGCATCAGACTTTTTTGAGCAATTTACGAGTGATTCAAAAAAGTATTACATTGGTGTAGGTAAATCCGAACAGTGGGATTCATCAGACACAGTACCGACACCTGTTAATACACCCACAGAGATCAGTGCTTTTAGAGATGGAATGCAATCCGTGAAGAAAGTAACTGGTACTTCACTTGTTGTTCCACGTAATAACTGGTCTTCAGGTAGAATCTACTCACAATACGATGATCAACAGGGTGGCTATCCTACTAATCCGTATTATATTATGACAGAAAATAATCAAGTTTATATTTGTCTTGAAACAGGACGCAATGTTCTTGGTGTTGCACAGCCATCAACCATTGAGCCTACTGGTTCTAATCTCGATTCATTCAGAACAGCAGATGGTTATGTTTGGAAGTTTCTTTTTACAGTTTCTGCAGAACGCGGCAATGACTTTATGTCTTCTAACTTTATGCCAGTTCAACTTCAAGGCGCTACTGATTCTAACTCTACAGGTATTCAATTAAAACAAAAAGAAATTCAAGATAACGCGATTGCAGGTCAAGTTCTTTCATGTATTATTACTAGTGGTGGTGCTGGTTACAGCGCTAATCCTACAGTAACTATATCGGGTACCGGTACAGGCGCGCTCGTGGATGCGGCGATTGATTCATCAACTGGCCAGCTCGTAAGACTTCGTATGAGAGATTCAAGTACATCACAAGTTTTAGGATCTGGATATACAAGTGCAAATGTAGTAATAAGTGGAGGTGGATCACCTTCATTGAATGCAACTGCTCGAGCAGTTTTAGGTCCTGATTCTGGTATTGGCAGAGATTCAAGAGAAGATCTTAAGTCAACTTCAATTATGTTCCATGCACCTTTGTTAGGAACTGACAGTGATTTTATTACTGATCAAGACTTTAGACAAGTTGGATTGATAAGAGATCCACTTCAGTCTACAGGAGCTGCTTTTACAAACACAACAGGAAATGCTCTCTTTAATATGTCATTGTCTTCAATTGTTACATCTTTCACAAAGGATAAGACAATTCAAGGGCAAACATCTACAGCCAAAGCATTTATAGATAATATCGATTCGAATCGATTGTTTTACCATCAAACCGCTGAAACAGGATTTGGTACATTTGTATCAGGTGAAACAGTAGAAGAAGTTAATGGTGCCGGTGAAGGTGTAGTTGATTCAGCTGCAACCTTACCAGAAGTTGATCCTGAAAGTGGTGCTATCCTATTCATCGACAATAGATCACCGGTAGTAAGATCTGCAGCTCAGAACGAAGACATTAAAGTTATTATCCAATTCTAAAGGTATAAAAAATGGCAACCACCCTCAGTAGTACTATATTCCCCGCTAAGTTTAAAGATGACTTTGCCGATAGTGATGGGTATCATCGCATTCTATTCAACGCTGGTAGAACACTGCAAGCTCGTGAACTTACACAGATGCAAACCATTCTACAGAAGCAGATTGAAAGATTAGGTTCACACACATTCAAAGAAGGTGCAGTTGTACGACCAGCTGAACAAACTCTTAATAACGGATATGAATTTGTAAAACTAGATCCTACATCAAACGCGTTGTCAACAGATCCTGCAGATATTAACGGAACAACATTTACTGGCCAAACATCAGGTGTCACAGCTCGAGCAATTGAGGGTGTTCAAGCGACTGGTTCTGATCCGGCCACCGTTTACTTTGCGTATACAAATTCACCATCATCTCAATCTGGAAATACTACTGTACGTTTTACACCGGGTGAAACAATAACAAACGGCTCTGCTGTTCTAAAAGTACAGATTATTAATACAACAGCAAATCCAGCTGTGGGTCGAGGAACTCGTCTTTCGCTAGGATCTGGCATATATTATGTTCAAGGTTACTTTGTCTTTACCGATGCGCAGTCTACTATTGTTTCTAAATATACCGATGCACCTACAGAAACAATTGGATTTATTATTGAAGAAAAAATTATTAATGTAGATGACGATCCTGCACTGTATGATAACCAAGGCGGTACACCAAATGTATCCGCTCCTGGTGCTGATCGCTATCAAATTCAACTTACATTAACAACTGAATCTGCAGCTGATGCTACGAAAAACTTTATACCAATCTTAAATATACAAGATGGTGTTGTCTATAGAAGCACAGATGAAAATAATGAATATAATGTTATTGGCGATGTACTTGCTACACGCATTAGAGAAAATTCTGGTAACTACCTTGTTAAAAGGTTTAGAGTAGACATAGGTGCAGATTCTGACACGGATCATCTATTAGTAAATATAAGTCCAGGAGTTGCAGTTGTTGATGGTTATCGTGCAGCAAGATATACGCCTACTACAATTAGAATAAACAAACCTGCTGAAATTGCGGAGCTAGAAAACGAAGTAGTTGCAGCTGGTTATGGTAACTATGTTTTGGTTGATGCTACTATGGGCACAGCCAATAACAAAGGATTGCCTGATATTAATACCTTCGAAAAGTTTGATTTAAGAAATGCACAAGCCTACGGCGGTGCTACGATTGGAACATGTAGAATAAGAGCTGTCACTCGAGATACAGGCAATTTCGTAAGATATTACTTATTCGATATTGAAATGACAGGCACAAATAGTTTTAGAAATACAGCATCAATTGGCACTTCTGTAAATGACTATATTAATTTACACAGACCACTTGGTAAAGCAATACTATTTGATGTAAAGAAAAATCATGCTCTATTTCCACTACCACACAATAGACCACAATCCTTAGATGATATATCTGTTACAACACAGAGAAGGTTTTCAGTCACAACATCCGGTGCTGGTGCAGCATCACTTTCATTATCAGCCGCCGGTGAAACGTTTGCAAATGTAAATGACTGGTATTTTGCTAAAGCGGATAGTGATATTTTTACAGGAACTGTAGGTAATACCGGTGCCGGTGCTACAGCTGCAAACTTAACTGGGCTACCTGCAAGTTCTACAATAGAAATTCTAGGCTATGTCAATAAATCTAAAGCGACTGTAAGAAATAAAACACTAACTGAAAGTACTATTACTTCTACAGTAGTGAATAACGAGTTGCTCCTTGGCAAACCTGACATATTTGAAATACTTCGTGTAACTGAAAAAGACTCTGATGGCAGAGACCTTTTTAGTAAGTTTGATGTAGACAATGGACAAAGAGATACTATGTATCGAAATGGTAGACTATTGTTAAAGAGTGGAGTTTCTGCTCCTACTAATCCAATTTTTGTAAGGTTCAAACATTTTACTCATGGTGTCAATGGTGACTTCTTTGCAGCCAATTCTTATATTGGTCAAGTAGATTACAATAAAATTCCATCACATAGATTGACTACCACAGGTAAACGAGTTAACTTAAGACGTTTTCTTGATTTTAGATCAGTCATGGATACTGATAGTGACTTTGCTACTCCAGGTAACGGTGCTCGAATAAACGAGCTTCCACAAGTAAATGATACTACACAGGCTGATATAACTTATTACTTAAATAGGGCGTATATTCTTTATATTGATACTGAAGGCGCTTTGAAAATGGTAAGTAATAGAGATGATTTTAATCCTGATCCACCAAAAATTCCTAATAATGTATTACCTCTATTTAATATTTTTATGAGAGGTAACACACTTGATGAAACGGACAATAGAATACAAAGGATTGATCACCGTAGATATACTATGAAAGATATCGCAAAGTTAGAAGAAAGAATTGATAACATTGAAGAAGTTGCATCACTCAATCTTTTAGAAATGGATACGAAAAACTTTAAAGTTTTGGATTCAGCTGGTCTAGACAGAACAAAATCAGGATTTTTTGTTGATAACTTTTCTACTCAATTGTTTTCACTAACTAATTCTAGAAATTATAGAGCTTCAATTGATCCACAGCTTAATACACTATTTCCAGCATTTTGTGAAGAAAATTCTAGACTTATTTATGACTCGGCAGCTTCAACAAACGTGATTCGTAAAGGTGACAATGTTTATTTGAAACATAATTCTGTGTCTTATATTACACAGAAAAAAGCATCTAAAAGTGTACTAGTAAATCCTTTTGAAGCTGTAGTTTATCAAGGTGATATTGAACTTTCACCTTCTTCTGATGAATGGAAAGAATCATACATTAGAACAAAAAAGATAATGAATGGTGGTACAAAACTAAATACTAATCAAGCTTATCTATGGAATAACTGGCAATGGAACTGGGGTGGAGTTGCACTCCAAGATTTAGGAGTTGGAAGCACTACTAATACACAAACCGATACTACATCTACTCAAATTTTCAGTAATACGAATAAAGTTGTATCAGAAGAAACACTATTAGAAGTGACAGAAGAAAGAGTAGTTAACGTTGCGCTTATACCATTTATGAGATCACGTAAAGTATTCTTTAAAGCACAAGGTTTAAGACCTAGCTCAACAGTGTATCCTTATTTTGACGGTGTACGTGTAGATGCCCATGTAAGAGAAGAAACATTTACACGAATGTCAACAATTGATACAGAATACGGTGATTTGCACAATCTGGCTGGTTCACATCCAGAAGGATCAAGTGCGCTTACAACAGATGTCAATGGTGCAGTTGAAGGATCATTCTTTATTCCTAACTCTCCCACACTTAGATTTAGAACTGGAACTTTAGAATTTAAGATATTGGATATTACTGCAAATGTTGAGAAAAGATCCGGTACAGTTGCTCGAGCACTATACGCATCTACAGGTTACTTAAATGCTATTGATCAAGATATTTTGTCAACCCGTATTTTAAACGTTGAGCATTCTCAATCAATTGAAAACATACCTCAAATTCATCATGGTGGTGGAGGCGATAACCATGATCACGGCGGTGGAAGTAATGAATGGAATGGTGAATATCAAGGATCAGTCGAAGCTGATGGTGACTTTTCTCATAGTATGAATAATGATGATGCTGGAGATGATGATGACGGGAATGATGATGGGGGTTACGGTGGTGAGCCTGATATGGATTGGTGTCTAACAGAGGACATGAAAGTATTGCTTAACGGTACAATTGATTTTGTAACAAACGTTAAGGTCGGAGACATGTTAGATAATACTATTGTTACAGAAGTAATACATAAACATATGCGCGATGGATACTATAAAATTAATGATGAGTTGAAGATTACTAATGATCACCCTGTGCTTGTCAATGGTTCATGGAAACGTACAGAAGACTTAGTGTTAGGTGACTATATTAATGACGTAGAAGTTAAATCAATTGAGTATGTAGAACAACTAACGCCTACTGTCTATATCGGTACAGCAGATGATCGTTACGATGTATACACACAAGGTCAAACATACACAGTCCATGGACAATATAAAAATAAATTAGTTAAGGCTGCATAATTAAAAAGAA